TATGGCTGGGCTGGTGCAGATGTTCTTAAATTTATAGCTACCCAGGCTAAAAAAGACATTATTTTGCCACAATCTCACAGAGTTCCTAGGAGCGTACAAGCTATAGCTGATAAAATTTTAGATAGAATTCCAGATAACAGAAGAGTTAAAAAGAATTGGAAAGCACGAGATGAAGAGGGAAAGGTAAATCACATAACATCAATTGAAGATGCGCCATTACATACAGAAGACTGGTTAGTACTTGCACGAACTAATGATAGATTAGAAAAATTAAAACCTGTTCTAAAAGATATGGGAATTTATTTTCAATAT